ATGTACCTTGGGTTCGTGTTTGGACTCATGGCTTCAAAGGTCCCGGTGGTTGGTATATCGAAAACTCTTTGACAACTCTTGGCAAAGATGATCCTGTATCAAAAGCAAATACGGCTTTGTGGAACTCTGGTATTGATTCTGATAAGAATATAGCTAGAGATCGTAGACGTAAATTGAATTACTATTCAAACATCTATGTTGTCGAAGATAGTTTAAATTCTGAGAACGAAGGAAAAGTATTTTTGTTTCGTTACGGAAAGAAAATCTTTGAGAAGATTACTGGTGTTATGAATCCAGAATTTCAAGATGAAACTCCTATCAATCCTTTTGATTTGTGGGAAGGGGCAAACTTTAAAATTAAGATGCGTCAGGTAGATGGTTTTCCAAACTATGACAAATCTGAATTTACTGATATTTGTCCTCTTGCAGAAGATGAAAAGAAACTGGAAGAAGTTTGGAAATCACAATATTCTTTAAGTGAAATTGTTGATGAAAAGAATTTCAAAAGTTATGCAGAACTTGAATCAAGATTCAATACTGTAATTGCACATGAAGGGAATGATTTTGTTGGTACTATTGAAGAAAGTACTGAGGATCCTGTTGCAACAGGTGAAAAGGCTGATGAGACTTTGGATTATTTCAAGAAGTTAGCTGAGCAAGAGTAGTATAACTTTAACTTTAGTAAGGAGATTTATTATGAACAAGAAAGAAATGAAACAAGTTGTATATCCATTGACCGCTGAAGAATTTAAAGAAAGTGAGAAAATTACTTCTCAGGATGTTTTAGATTTGGTTAATGAAGCGGATATTGAAGTAGAGTAAGAGGAGAGGGACTTGGTTAATTCCAAGTCCCTTTTTTTAATGCATTTCAGCATTATGACCTTGTGGTGATTGACCATTTATATCTGTTTTAATTACTGCAGTAGTATTCCCACCTCTTTGAGAGTTATCTACATTATTGATAACAGTAGTATTTCCTCCTCCCATCATTCCCATTTCCATCGGTGTAAGTGCTGATAAATTCCTACCTGCCATAGAACTATCTGATATTGGTTGTATATGAACAAGTTCTGGTCCTTGTTCACCTGCAAGATATAATTTTGGACCGTTAATTCTTTCAGTTATTCCTTTAGCAGCTGCTTGAAAATGAAAATGAGCCCCTTCTGGGCCAGTTTTTCGGTCTAAATGTGGATCACCTGTTATTTTTCTAGTATCTGTGGACATTGCAAGCTTCAAAGCTTTGTAAACTTCTAATCTTTCTTTTCCAGCTGGAATCATCCAATTTCTTAAATCAAATGCATTTCCAGAAAGATGTTTTGAAGTTGGTAGACCACCAGCTTTATCATTTGCTTCTACTGATCTTTTACCACTAGTAATAGTAGGTGTGCCATAAGTAGGTTTCCATACAGAACTAATTGCATTTACTACATTTTGCCATCCACCAAATTTCGCCCAATTTACTCCATCTGCATCAACACCTGCTTTAATATTCGGCATGTAGGTTATTTTACCCGGACTAAATCCAAATGATGTAGGACCTTTTTGTAGTTGTTCATGTACGTTTCCTTTACCTGCTTTAGCATCTTTCAGTTTTCTAGCTGCATCAATAACTCTTTGTGAAGTTGGTTCTGTTTTTCCTTTATTTAGTTTACCACTTGGGTTGGTTCTGTCAATAGGATCAGAATTTTGGGGAGTATAACCCTCAGGACCTTCTTGACCCATACTATTATTAGGATCAACTTGACTAGTTCCAGCTAAATTCTCTGCCTTATCAAAAATTCCCATCAATCTTCTGATTGGAGCAAACATCTGTTTTATTTTTTTTCCTACCCAGTCACTAAATTGCTTTAAAGTATCTGCCATCCATTCATCTAAATCTTTTGCCCATTTGTCTGGATTCCATGCAGTCTCAATGGATGTCCAATTCCAAGTTTGCCACCATCTTCTAATCTGCCCTACCATAGAATTTTTGTCTGGATTTTCATTCAATCCAAAAATCCATTTCCATCCCCAGATCAGTTCTTTCATAACATCAGTTGCCCATTTACCCATGTCCCATGCTGGTTGTGCTTCTATTTTCTCTGCGACCTTATCAAACCCAAATAATTTGAAAGTGTTTGTTACTAGCCATTGTGCTGCTGTTGAAAGAAGGGTTAGCGTACCAGCAACAGCCCAGTCCCATAAAGCTTCAATACCTTTTGTACCAGATGCCCACATTTTGGAAACAAAAGTTGCATCTGGTTTTTTTGCTTCTTCTTGCCAACCTTCCACCATCGCATCAATAGTTTCCCATGCAGCCAGTACACCAAAGACCCACGGGAAAAATCTTCCCAACGCAGTACCCACAGCTAAAGTCCTTGGCCACTTGAGCATAAATTTTTTCATCTTATCCAAAAGGGTCATTAGTTTACCCTTTGGTTTGGCTTCTGCTCCATCATCTGCAGCCATTCCTGCTGCAGCACCAATGCCTAACCATTCTAAGAGTGGATTAAATACTGCGGAGAGTCTTGCGGTAAGTTTAGTCCAAGCTCCAGATATACTTTTAACAATTTTATTTTCTTTTATAGTTAGTATAAGTTTTTCCCATTTTAATTTCATTGATGTTTTCAAATCAGTCCATTTTGTTTTAAACCACTTTCCTAGTTTAGTCATGCTAAACATTTCTTTTAATTTTGTAGTAAATCCAACTAAAACACCAGTTAATAATGTTCCTAACACAACAGCAAAATTAAGCAACCCGAGACCAACTCTTTTTAACAGTTTACCTAGTCCAAATTTAGAACCTTTTCCACCTGAATCCAATCCTCCCAAACCGTCATTTACTTTGTTTCTCGCTTCAAATAGAGATTCCATTGAAGGAGCAAAAGTTTTTTTAAGTTGTTCTAAAGATTTTTTACTAAATTCAGTAATTTCTACTTGATTTGGTTTCTTAGCCATCTAATTCTGTCCTCGTTGTTGTTCTTTTTGTTTAGCGTTTTGTTCTGATATAAATTGTATTAGTAATTCTGTATAAACTTCTCTTTCCCAAGGTATCATATTGTCTAATTCAGTTAATGAATATTTGTGATGTTGCATCATGGCGAAGTTGGTCGTCAATAGATTCGCCAAAGTTTCATAACAAAGAGCTATACGAAAAAACTTTGTAGCCCCGAGAGTGTTTGTTCTTCTACATAATCACAAGTTTTCTTTTTTTGTCCTTTTTTAGTTGGTTTAGGACCTGGACATTTCATTTTAACCTCATGTTTTAAAACTGGCATTGAATTAAAGAAATCAGTCATTTTTTGAAATTGAGGATCTGTTAAAGATTCCATAAACTGATCTATTTCTTCTTTCGTATGATCTTTTAATGGATATGTATTCTCTTTATCATATATAAAATCTATTGATGATGATACTAAATCAAAGATACCTTCTACTTGTTTACCTTCTTTAGTTCTGTCAAGAACATCATTCTGTTTATCTAAAGTAGGGTATTTCATCATAACTCCTATTTCTTCACTTAATTCAATTTTCTTATCATGTTCAGGAAATGTAGTAATTTGAATATCGTTTATATCAACTTTAACTTCTATTGCTGTTTTACATTTTGGACATTCATATTTTAAATCAATAATTTCACCTTTTGATTTAGCACGTAATTGTAAAAATATATATTCTAAATCAAAAGTAGCCATTTCATCTACATTAATATCTCCATGAACACAATTTGTAATAATTTCTTTAATAGCATTTATAACTTCTTTTTCATCTTCACTTTCTAATGCTATTAAAAGAATTTTTTCTTCTTTAATAAGAAAAGGTCTATATCTTAATTCTTCTTCAGAAGAAGGTAATTTTAATGTGTAGTGTGGTACTGTAAGTGTTGGTAATCCCATTTCATTTCACTCCTTTATATAAAATGATATTAATTTTATTATACTAAGGTTTATAAACCTCCCCTAATCGTCTTGCATTACTAAATGTTCCTGTGTGTGGATTCGGTATAAATCGACCTGTAGTTTCATCAACAAACTCATAACCTTTTTGACCTAGTACATCTGTTGCATATCTTTCTGCTTTTGTTTTTGATTGATTATGATTAGTAGCATCACCTCGCATATCAACTTCAAAATGTCTATATGTCATTGTAACATTAAATTGCATTACTGTATCTGTTGTGCCATAGTCTAATGATATTGGATCTACTTGTTTTGGGTAGGCATCAAATAATTGCCATCTCATATTTTCTTTTTGTTGTTTATTAAGATGTTGAATATCAACTCTTGTTACATAATTTTTGTAATAATTATAATGATTATTTTGTGGACTTACTATTGCTTCAATCCAATCGGTAAAGAATTTTAATTCAGACAAACCATCAGTACAATAAAAACCTAAAATAATATCAGCATAAAGTTTTTGATATGCAACTGAACGAAATCCTATATCTTTTTCGGTTGTAGCTATATTGTGTCCCGGGATTTGAGCTTGGAAACAATTTAATTCTAATAATTCCATTCTCTCTCTATCCAGACCAATCTGAAAAGGTTGTGTTATAGTTACTTTGAATTGATTCGGTTTCGCATAACCTTGTCTGATTTTTGCTTTTATGTCGTGTATATTGAATGCCATCTATTCTCTCCGTATAAATACTTTCGACTCTATATATTTATACCTCGACTATGAATTTTCAGAAGCATGTTGGCAAATATAAAGTACATAATAAAGCAAAATATGTAGCAGATTTGCAAGAAGTTGTGTACAGATCCTCTTGGGAACTCAAATATATGAAGTATCTCGACAGACACCCAGCTGTTTTAGAATGGGGATCTGAAAATGTTATTATTCCATATTATAATCAGATTGAGAAAAAAACTAGAAGATATTTTGTTGATTTTTATGTTAAGATAAAAAATCCCGAAGGTGAGATTAAGAAGTATTTAATTGAGGTTAAACCGGCCAGTCAATGTCGGCCACCTAAACAGAGAAAAAGAATTTCTGTTAAGTATAAAAATGACTTAAAAAGATTTATTGTTAATCAAAGTAAATGGAAAGCTGCTCGAAAATGGGCAGAAAAACGTGGTATGCAATTTATAATAATAACAGAAAAAGAGTTGGATATTCCTACTAAATCTTATAAATACAAGAAAAATGGCAGACAGCAAAGCAGTAAAAGATAAAAAAATACTTCCACAGGGTCGTTGGAATCTTGTAGATAAAAAGCAACTAGATGGAATGGCTAAATTTTCTCGAATGGGAATTGCTAAATTATTTTTGACGCAAGTGTTTCTCGGATTATCTACAGGTAAGATTAAATCTATTGGTGATTTAGGTAAACTTAAAGCTATACAAAGAGTTGTAATAAAGTTTACAAAAAGAGAAACTGGATTATATAACCAATTGTTAGTACCGATTGGATTTCCTCAGTTAATAATGCAAACAGTAAAAGGAAAACGAGTACCAACTTTTGAAACGAAAGTAGCACTACGAAAGCGTTTAGGTCGAGTATGGTTAGCAACAAGATTTCGTGATATTAGTTTGTCAGATGATGCTGTTAATAAAAGAGCAGAGAAAAATTTAAAACGACATATTGATTTTTTAACCCAAGAATCTTTCTTTCAAAAAGTACATAAACAAGCCAAGCAGGAAGGTATGTTAGATCGGAATGAAATTGCAAGAGAGTTTTATCGGGATAATGCTCTTGAGCAAGGAATTAATTATAGATCATTAGAAATGTTGAGAACAGGTGGTATAAGAGCAAGTGATATGAAATTGGGTAGAATGTATTTCTTTCGTTATAAACCTGAGGATCCTAGAAATCGTGGAGAAATTTTTGATGAATTTCCTTTAATTTTTTTATTACAAGAAGATGCTGATAATTTTGAAGGAATTAATTTTCATTATTTAAGTCCTAAATTAAGATTTGTTTTACTTGGTTTGATATATGAGTATTTAAAGGATAATAAATTAGAAAATCCAAATCGTTCTAAACTATATGCAAAAAGATTTAAAGCTAAGATAGCTAATAATAGAAGATTTAGATATGCAAAGGTTATATATAGACAATATAGCCCGTATCAAATTAAGTCTAAAGTGGT